AATTTTATGCGCTGCCCTATCGCAGCGCGGATATTCTATTTTGCCAATGCTCAAATTCGCTATCATCCAATCCCGCCCAAATGCTAGGTATGCCAATTCTATTTTCAGGCAACAATGTTACGCCGCTTGTTTCAGTCTCGATTGTTTGTAAAACTTGATAGCGTGTAAGATCAGTACCATCACCATACCTTGCACCATTTGATTGTTGAGTGTGCGTAACAACGGCAGCATCACCTACTCTATTTCTAATTTCGGAAACGGCGGCGCGTACGCGTTGTTCGCTACAACCTGTCGCGTCCATAATATCACGCGTTGTCGCGCCGTTGTCATTTCGCATCATAGTATACTGAACGCCAACGCGAGAATTATTTCTAAATGGTGCGATTGGCGTTTCAACTGTAGTAGATCTATTGCCATGCTCAACTCTTGCTTCAATTGTCCAATTAACAAAATTGTCTAGGAATTGTAACCAACGCCAAATTTTATCAGCTTCAATAGTGCCGCTATGCTGTCTAAATTCAATGGTGCCATTTCGCCAAGTATCGAGGTTAATAGCGTAAAACTTGCTGTGGTTTAATTCTTGAATAGTATTGGCGTTTTCAATTTTGGTGGCGTTCAATGGTTTGCAATACCTGTTATTGGTGCGAGATCTAGGAAACATGCCATTGATAATATCCTGTTGACGTTCCCACCGCACAAACAAATCTTTTACTATTGTGAAATCAAAAGTTTCGCCATGCTCGGATAAGAAACGGCTAGTGCGTTCGGTGTGCAAAATGCTGTCACCTGTAAAACGTGCCGCGTGAGTTGTATCGGCTAGTGGTGCGTTTCCAATATGGACATGCAATCCACATGATTGATTGATGCGGCAACCTATATCACTCAATACTCTGCAAACACTTTCGAGATACTCTTTACCAACTTGGCATAATGCTATCGGTGGCAATACTATTTCAGCGTCAACGCTTGGCGTTCCATCAGGTTTTACTAAGCAACCTTTTATACCATTGTCATTTAATGCGCTTTGAACAGTGCCAACTGAATTGCGGCACGTTTCTATTTCTATTCCAAATGTTAGGGTCATAATTTTCTCACTCTCTTTTTTTGTTTATACCTATTATTCGCATAAATTTCTTTATATAACAAGCAAAAAATCCCACAAAATCCCAAATTATTCGGGTTATTTTTGCCAAAAAAATCTAAAAAAATCTAAAAAAAAAGAAAAAAATTATAGATAATATGTATATAAATAAGGGTATATATACATATATCCCGAACCCCGAACCCGAAACCCCGAAGCCCGAACCCCGAATCCCGACTGGTGTTCCAGGGTACTGGCGAACAATTGTTCGGTTTATGCCCAGGCAGCGGGAAGCCCAGTTGTCCACCTGGTCGTTGCCCAGTATCCCGAACAATTGCTCGTTTTTTTCCCAGGCTGGCGGAATCTCCAGGTAAAAGACACCTGGTTGTTTACTTAGCTCCTGCCTGGTACAATAACCCGAACAATTCTTCGGGATAACCCGAAGGCCAGGGAGAACCCGAACCAAAATACTATATGTGCCTGGGAGTCCCGCAGCCAGCCCGACATAACCCGAACAATTTTTCGGGTTCCCGACCCCGAAGCTGGGCCTTCACCTGCTGGACGGCGAAAAAAACGGGGCTGGCGGGCGGATACGCACCCTGCCCAAGCGTCAGGACTGCTCGACGGCCTCCTGATTATAGTTCGTTATAGGATTTTGTTCGGGTTCTGTGGGATTTTCTGCGGGTGTTACGTCAATCATGCGATTTTTAGCACGATCCATAAATTCTTGAAGCTGTTCTACGATTTGCTCTCTGCTAAGATTATCAACATGTTCGTGTGTTACATGGCTACGAGCGACCATTAGACCAGTTACCTTCAACCTTAGTTCCTCGGCTTTAATCGCTGCTCCGAAGTTACCTTCTTGCCATGCCTCATCCCGCAAACGCTGCATATCCCGAACAGATTTAGTTATTGATACCCCATACTTTGCTTCAAGCTCTTGACGCATCTCCTCCATGCGCTCTTTGACCTTTGGGTTATTAAGAAGCTGCACTGCTGAAACATTTGCATTCTTGTACCCTGCCTCTCTAGCTGCTGCGGTCTGTGTCATATCTTTATGAATGTAGTTATCGAGAAACTTCTGCTGCGGTGGCGTTAGTCTCTTTTCTCCTTTGGCTACCTGCTCCCCGACCTTTGGCATACTGGCTCCCGTGCTACCCGAACAATTTGTCGGTTTATATTACCTCATCCGCTGCTGCCGTCAAGTGCTATCTATCCCAAACATTTCCAACACAACATCAATAGCGGCAGCAACAACATTACATCAGGGGGGTAAGGTATATATACCCCCCTATAAGGGGGTGACGTAGGTGACGTAAAATAACGTATTGATTTTATTACATTATTTACGTCAAATTAACTTTTTGACGTAAGTGACGTAAACCCGTAAACCATTGATATTATTACATATTCTACGTTACGTTACTTACGTCAACTTTTGACGTAGATTTTTTTGACGTAAATTATCGTTTAAAATCAATGGGGGCACTTTTTATAAATTATTTTATATTTTCTATTGACTATACCAAACTTTTCCATATATAAAGTAAATTATCTAGTAAAAGAAAGGAACCCTACAAATGGGAAACACAGACAAAAAAACCCGTATTATTCGAGACCTCGAAGGCGACATTTTCGATAGCAACCATGTATCAAGACGGTTCTTCCGCGCTTGGTTGGATGGCTCATATTTGGGCGAAGATCATTACCGCGCTAGTCGTGCGTATTTACGCGCTCAACTTATGGAACATGGGGTAGGCATCAAATTGGAAACAGCCATTCGTGGGTGGGTTATCCATGAGTATGCACGTTTTACCGCTCACGATGCTGATTGTTCGGTAGGTTATGCCAAGACAATCGTAGCGCAACATATTCGTTCTTTACCTAATCCGTTAGGCGCTGACTTACTTGCGACCTACACAGATTTATTAATTTCTGATGCACTTGATTTAATTGATGATGAGATCAAAGAACATCTGAAAGAGGTGGCATAATGTATTATCTAGCATATGGAATGAACACGAGCCGCGATGCAATGTCGGTGAGGTGTCCAAAAGCAAAACCAATGGGCGGATTTTATCTGCCCAACCACCGACTTATCTTCCGTGGTGTGGCTGATTTTCGCTACGACCCTGATTGTGTGCTTCCTGTGGTATTGTGGGAGATTACCCACGATTGTTTAAAGGCACTTGATAGGCTTGAGGGCTACCCGACTTTATACAATAGGCGCAAGATCAACGGCAATTGGATTATCTACGACATGAATGGCGACAAGGGAAACTTGCGGCATCCGTCAAGCGGCTATTATGATATGATTGAGAGCGGTTATGATGATTTCGGTCTTGATGATTGGTATTTGAGAGCAGCAAGGGAAGACGCATCTTACAACGAAGAAAAACGCAAGGAGGTTGCGGTATGAATTTTCAAATTGAAAACATGGAAAGCTTTTTAAAGTGGGTAAAAACTTGCCCCTACACTTACAGTATTAGTTCGATGTCAGGGGGATTTGTTCACCTTAAAGTTCTTATTCCAGTGGATAAAGAGGTTAAGATGTCCGATGATTGATTGGCAGGATTGGGTTATTGCTACCTTAATTATAGTTGGTGTTTATGGTTGGCTGATTGGAGCGGTGCTTCAATGGTGGTAGACCCCGACATATCTCGAATAATATGAAGCCCCCGCAAAATTCAAGCGGGGGTTTTTTTGTACCAGCCAGAAACCCGAACAATTTATCGGGTTGTTTTTTTGTCCCTGCTGCGCACTTTTTTCTTGCATTGGGATTTTTCCCATGATAAACCAATTCTTGCAGGGATGCATTTGGTCTGCCTTTCTGCCTCACAACTAGACACCCCTCAGTCTCCTATTCTGAGGGGTTTTTTTTATTCATAAATTTTTTTATTTATTTGTTGACACCGATCATAAACTATTTTATGTATGGGATATCTAGCAAGTTGAAAAGGAGTAAAATCATGGGTTTAGATATGTATTTAAGAGGCGACAAGTATATCAGTCAGTGGGATCATTCACAGCAAGCGCCCGAAGGTGGATCACTGGAAGTGAAGCGCCCCGTTGTTGATGGGTTCGATGTTGAGACATATGTTTTGGACATGGGCACATGGCGCAAGTTCGCACCGTTGCACGTTTACATTGTAAATGAGTTCGCTGATGGCGTTGATAAATGTCAGAGAATTGATCTTGAGGCTGATCAGTTGCGCAAGATTGCTGACGCATTACGCGATAACAAATTGCCTAGCAACGATGATTGTTATGGGTGCTTTTTTGGTAGTCCAGAGATTTGGGATGAAGACCGATCCGAGGGCAAAGAGCATGCCAAGGTATTTGACAATGCTGCTGATTGGGTTGAGTCCACTTCTTGGGCTAGCGTTACCTATCAAGCGAGTTGGTAAGATGGACGATAAAGCTATTGATTTTTATGTGAAGCATTTTGGTCAGTTAAAGGGTGCAAAGATTGTAGGTTTTAACATGGTCAAATGTGATTTCGATCCGTATGTTTATTGGCCCACTTTTACTATGAAAAAAGGAACCGACAAGTTTAATTTTGTTCTCTCTCAGGATGAAGAGGGCAATGGCGGTGGCTTTGCTTTTATTGAGGATGTGAAATGATGCCTAAAATTTCAATCCTATGGGGAGAAACCCCCGAAGATGGTCAAAAGGCTAAAACCTATACATTCAAAACTAAAGCTGAACTTAAAGCGTTTAAGCTTGGTCTGTCCGAGCATGAAGGTTTCTACGAGTGGGAAGAAGTAGAAGAAGGTTATGTTTTTAAATGGGATCAACCACGGCTTCATACACTGTCTGAGTATTACCGAAAGAAGGGCATATGATGTCTGAATTTTGCAAAGAATGCGATGGTTGGGGGGTAATCACAGTCGATGCCCCCCAACCTCATAACTTTAATCGTGACGTTGGTTACATCGACGTTGATAAAATTGAATGCCCCGAATGTAGGGGTAGTGGAAAAGAGGAGTGTGAAGATGATGAAAGACGATTATTTAGTTGAACTTGTCACTTCTTTTATAACCCAACAGCGGTTTACATTAGAAGAATGGAAAGACATAGAATTTGACACTCGCTTAAACGTCAACCACGCACTGGAAG